ATCGCTTTGCAGTCGGTGGAGGGATCCCTGCAGAAGGCAGCGGAACTGAATGAGACGGTGAAAGCGGCCATGGACGAATTGGCCGAACTCCGGGGAATCGGAGCCGTAAGCCTGAACAGCGATTATAATTTTACCGACAGCACCACGAAGCAGTATCGCTACCAGGCGATTTATAACATTACGTATTGCGAATAGGAAGGAGAGACAATATGGCGAACAATGTGAAGAACATTTCTACCGTTAAACCGAGCGTACAGGGCGCCATCTGGATTGGCGGGGCAGAGGCAGCAGTGCCCACAACCGCAACCGGGGAGCTGGCCGGCTTCGAGTGTCTGGGCACCGTATCGGAAGACGGCGTGAAAAAGAAAATCTCAAGAGACTCCGAATCCGTCAAGGACTGGGGCGGCAACACCGTGGCCACAATTCAGAAGGACTATGAAGCGACTTATGAATTCACGATGATTGAGATTCTGAATGAGAACGTGCTGAAAACGTACTACGGAGAAGATAACGTAACCGTAACCGGGAATAAAATTACCATCAAGGGAAGCTCCGCGGAACTTCCGCAGAGACCGTGGGTAATCGATACCGTACTGAACGATGGCAGAAAGTGCCGGGAAGTTATTCCGTGCGGAAAAATCTCGGATACCGGGGACATTGAGTACAAAAGAGACGAAGCCATGGGTTACGGAGTGACGGTGACCGCACTTCCGGATGCCGAGGGCAGACCGTTCTACATGTACTATGAATAAGGAGAAGCAAGAGCATGATCAAAGAGACACTGAAAAACGGATTTGAAGTGGAAATCCCGGACGAGAATCTGGACGACTACGAGTTACTGGAAGATTTGGCCGCATTGGACGAAGGGGAAGAGAACACCGGAAAGATTGTGAGCGCCTACAAGAGATTGCTGGGCACGGAACAGTACAAAGCGCTGAAAGAGCATATTCGGAGTGAGTCGGGCCGCGTATCCGCCACCGCAATGCTGGAAACGCTGCAGGAAATCTTCGAGCTTCAGGACGGCGAATTAAAAAACTGATAACCCTCACCAGAGTAATCCGGGACGATGAAAGACTTCTGATTTGCGACTTGGCAGAAACATATGGAATCTTTGATTACAGGCAGTTGCCCCTTCGGGTGGTGGCTGCCTTATTCTCTGGATTGAGGGAAGAATCAAGATTAGGACAGAAAATGCATGGTGTCCGAGGGGACCGGAAGGATTTACTGCTGGCAGTAATCGCCGACGAAACCCGGGCGATTCATGCGGCTCTCATCGGAGCGGATTACCCGCAGTCAATTACTGCGGAATTGTTTGAGAACAGCACGAACAATCAGGCAGAGGGACACGGGAATACCGCAGTGTATGAGAGCAAGGAAGATTTTATGAAGGCACGATACGGAGGTGAGAAGTAATGGGAACCACTCTGGCACAGGCTTATGTGCAGGTAATTCCGACCACCAAAGGAATTAAAGGTATGCTTGGGAAAGAGCTGGGGAATGAAGGTGACTCCGGAGGAAAAACCACCGGAATGAAATTCACCGGCGCCTTTAAGAAGGCAATTGCGGCGGCCGGTATCGGAACCGCTCTGGCAAAGACCATCAGCGAGGGCGCAAAGCTGGAACAGTCCATTGGCGGTGTGGAGACGCTGTTCGGGAAGAAGGATGCCGAGACCGTGAAGAGAAACGCTCAGAATGCGTACAAAACACTGCAGATATCTGCGAACGACTACATGGAACAGGCAACGTCCTTTTCCGCAGCACTGCTTCAGTCACTGAATGGCGACACGAAGAAGGCGGCAGCCGCAGCGGATGTGGCAATCACGGACATGTCCGATAATGCCAACAAGATGGGCACCAGCATCATAGATATCCAGAACGCTTACCAGGGCTTCGCAAAGCAGAACTACACGATGCTGGACAATCTCAAGCTAGGCTACGGCGGTACGAAATCCGAAATGGAGAGGCTGCTTTCGGACGCAAGCAAACTCTCCGGGCAGAAGTACGACATCAGAAACCTGTCTGATGTGTACAGCGCAATCCATGTAATCCAGAAGGAAATGAAACTCACCGGAACATCAGCAGAGGAAGCGAAAACGACACTATCCGGGTCCTTTAATGCCATGAAGGCGGCCGCAAGCAACTTCATGGGCAACATCGCTCTCGGGCAGAATGTGGGCGCATCCATGAAAGGACTGGTAACGACCACAACAACCTGGCTGTTCGGGAACTTAATTCCTGCGGTAGGAAATGTGTTCAAGGCGCTACCTAGTGCGATGGGCACATTCATCAGTCAGGGGGTCCCGCTGCTGATCAGCAGCATGCAGGGCTTGCTGAGTTCCATGGCGAATTCCATGAAAGGAAGCGGCGGAATCATCGAGAACGCATTTAAGGGAATGCTGAACCTGTCCGGAACAATTCGGGCCAGTGCACCGAAGCTGATTCATTCCGGAATGCAAATGCTGGTGAATCTGGCCAAAGGAATTGCTCAGGCAATGCCAACGATTATTGCCACCGCTCCGAAGATTATCAGCAATATTGCCAACGTGATCAACGACAACGTGCCGATGGTGCTGGCAACAGCTGCCAAAATCATCTGGACACTGGCCAAAGGACTGGTGCAGGCAATTCCAACATTGATTGCCAACATTCCGGCGATTCTCAGCGCAATATGGGACGTGTGGAGTGCATTCGGCTGGGCAAACCTGGGGAAGGACGCAATCACGAAAATCGGATCCGGACTGAAATCCTTCGGCCTGACGCTGAAACTGGAAGGAATGTATGCCATGGACGCAATGAAAGCGGGCATCGTGAAGGGCGGAAGCGCAATCAAAGGTGCTGTGAAGGGCGCATTCTCGAAGGTAGGAAAGTTCATCACATCACCGTTCAAGTCGGCCGCATCGGGCGTGAAGTCCATCGTGGCGAGAATCAAAAGTTCCGTGAACTTCAACAGCTTGGTCGGATCCGTGAAAGCGACATTCGGCAGAGTGAAGACGGCGCTGCTGTCTCCGATAAAAGCAGCAGCCGGAACGCTCAAGGGAATCATCGGGAAAATCAAAGGAATGTTCCCGTTTCATCTGGGGCGAATCCTGAACCTGAAGCTTCCTCACATTTCCGTGAGCGGCGGAAAAGCGCCGTATGGAATCGGCGGGAAAGGGTCTCTGCCGTCCTTCGGCGTGAACTGGTATGCGAAGGGCGGTATCGTGGACGGCGCCACACTGATTGGTGCCGGGGAAGCGGGACCGGAAGGTATCGTTCCGCTGACGCCGTTCTGGGACAGACTGGACAGCACACTGGCCGCAATGCAGAACATGAAGGGAAGCAGCGGCGGGAATGTGACACTGGTAATCAACCTGGATGGCCAGACAATCGCTCAGAGCACTGTCCGCTATATCAACAACCAGACGCTCATGTTCGGAACCAGTCCGCTGAACGTGTAAGGAGGAACACATGACAGAAACACAATTGTTTTTCTTGGCCGGGTCCGGCGTCAAAGAAATCCGGAAGGGCGGAACCGTGACGAGCTGGGGCTGGGGTTCCGCCGGAAGCTGGATCAAGCTGAAAGACCCGAAGAAATCCTCTTACAAGAAGGTAAAGTACAATAAGAAAAATAAATCGAAAGCCGGTAAAGCCTCCGGATGGAAACTTGGAAGCAACAATACCGTGTGCGGAACCGTAATGCCATCATCAGCCGTAAGGCAGGTGGACGGCGTAGAAAGAACGGTAGATGTACGCTACCGGGTAAGAGGGTACACTTTCTACGGCAAAAAGAAAAAAGTAAAAAAGAAAAGTGTGCAGTACAAGACGACGTACACCACGGCAAAACCGTATCAGTATCAACTGCAGTACAAGGACAAGCCGAGCGTTGCAACTACGTACTCCACATTCAAAGATACGGACGGAAAGTATTATGCGTATTTCTCTCCGGTATACTACGACGGAGACACGCAGGTAAACAGCCCGAGCCGAATGAAGCATCCGACCTCGGTCAATGTGACCTATGGAGAGGTGCGGAAGAATCTGAACTCAACGGCGAACAACAACGAATCCAGAGACAACTCCGGAACGTACGTGTATACCAACGTGCGATCCAATATCGTCACGCTGGAACTGGAATGGACGGGGCTCAATCCGGAAGAAGGTCAGGAGCTGCTGAACGTGCTGAATGCGACAAACACGTATACCGGAGTCAACGAAACCACGCTGAAAAACAATTACATTATTGCGCAGTATTTAGATCCACAAACCGGGAAGGCAAAGAACGGAACGTTCTTTCCGTCCGACCGTAAAGTGGAGAAGTACCCGAGCGGAATGTACAAAAGCGTGTCGGTGACATTAACGGAAGTGTAGACAACAATGGGAAAGGGACAGGATGAAATACAGAACGAAAGTAATTATAAACGGAGCAGAGCTCCGGGATGAGCAGAAAGACAATGCAACATCAATTACGGGTGTCAGTGTAACCGGTTCCTGTGGCAACGGCTTCCAGATTGGAAGCACCGCATCCAGTATGCTGGAATTCACGGTCATTAAACCGTACAAGGAGAGTTTTGACGGAGACAAGGTAGATATCTATGTGCTGCCGATGGAAAGCGAGGAAGAAGAGTCTCGGGCAGATGCACTGGAAGCAGAAGTCGGGGACAGGGAAGAAACCGAACACATCGAAGACACGGACGAAGAAAACGACGTGGACACCGAAGAGACCGAAGACACGGACGAAGAGGCAGAGGACGTAACCGAAGCAGAGGAAGCGGAATCCGAAGCGGAAATGGACGCGCTGGAGCTGGACCTGTACGACGTGATGAACGGGGAAGCTGCAGAGGATGGGGAAGGTACCGAAGAAGAGACGGTTCCGGAAGGAGACGGCTGGGATATACTCGGTACTTTTTATGTATTCAAGCAGCAGAACAACAACGACGGCACGGTAACACTGCAGTGCTTCGACGGATTTCAGCTGATGAACAATCCGTATATCCCTGCTCAGAAGAATGGAACCTTCCAGCAGTTCTATGACGATATCCGAGCTCAGTGTCAGGCGAAGGGAATCATCGTGGACGAAGAAATGTTTGAAGCCGAAATGAATCCGGTGCTGGAATGGAATCAGGACTGCACGCTCCGGGAAGCCATCGGATATTTGGCCGGACTGCAGGGCGGGTTCGCCACCTTCGGCGACGACAACACTCTGGGAATCAGTTACTTCGGGTACAACGATGAAGTGCTTTTAACATCGGAATTGCTGTCCCGAACAACGACCTCCGCCGGGGAAACCATGGTAGACGGTATAGTATGTACCGTGAACCTGAAACAAGACACTATCGAAGCCGGAGAAGGCGGCCAATCGCTGTATATGTATAATCCTTTTATGACGCAGGAATTGCTGGATAACATATTCAGTCAGTACCGCGGCATTCGCTATACAGGGGCAGTGCTGCAGGCACGGTGGGACCCGTCACTAGTGCCGGGCGAGTTCGTCCGAATCATGACGGACAGCGAGTACATGAACTATGTGGCCATGAATAACGCTATGGCCAATTCAGCCGGAAAGACAGCAGAGGAAATCCTGAACCTGAAAAAAGAAATCAATGCGGTGGGAAAATCCATTCTGGTATCCACGCAGAAGATTACCTTCGGCGGGGAAACGACGGTGGAAATTCGGTCCCATCTCATGACGGAAACCGAGAAGGCAAATGCGCCGCTGTCTCCCAGCGATGCCAAATTCCGAACCGTAACCGCGGACCTCATCAAGACCAGGGAACTGGTGGCGGAGAAAGCCAACATCACCGATCTGGAAGCGACCAACGCCAATATCAAGAAACTGCAGGCAGAGGATGTAAAGATAACCGGGCGACTGGACGCAGCGGAAGGCAGCATCGGAAACCTGCAGGCAGAGGATGTGAAGATAACCGGAAGACTGGATGTAGCGGAAGGCAGCATCGGGAAATTGCAGGCAGAGGATGTAAAGATCACCGGAAGGTTGGACGCTGCGGAAGGCAGCATAAAGGTTCTAGATACGAAAAAACTGTCGGCAGAGGATGCGGACCTTCGCTATGTGAACATCGACTTTTCGAAGATCGATAAAGCATGGCTGCAGGAGTTCTATGCACAATCCGGAATCATCAAAGACCTGGTGATTGGAGACTCTACCGTAACCGGGCACCTGGTGGGTGTGACCATCAGCGGGGACCTGCTGGAAGGAAATACTGTGAAGGCGGACAAGCTGGTGGTTAAAGGTGAAGACGGGCTGTACTACAAGCTGAATATCGAAGGCGGTTCAACGGTATCCCCTCAGCTCACCAAAGAAATGCTGCAGAACGGACTGGACGGAAGCAACATAATCGCCAACACAATCACCGCCGAAAAAATAAAGGTGGATGACCTAATAGCATTCGATGCAACCATCGGGGGATTCAACATTGCGTCGAATGCGATATATTCCGGAGTCAAAAGTTCCGTAGACAATACGACGAGGGGAATGTACCTCGGAGCAGACGGACAGATGAGCTTCGGCGATTCCAACAACTATATTAAGTATCACAAAGATGAGAAAACCGGGAAGTATGCACTGGAGATAATGGCAGACCATATGATTTTCGGATCCACAGGAACCAACGTGCAGGATGCCATTGAGGACCTGAGAGACGAAATCACAACGCTGCTTCGAATTGAATCCTCCAGGGGAACGGTATTCAAGAACGACCACGTGGAGACGGTGCTTTCCGTGGTGATCTACCACGGGAAAAAGCGAATCACCAACGCCACCGAGTTGAGCGAAACCTTCGGAAGCGGTGCATACCTGCAATGGAAATGGCAGCGGCTGGATGATGACTCGTTCGGAATCATCGCCTCCGCAGACCCGCGATTCGGAAACGATGGTTTTACGTTCACGCTCAAACCGGAAGACGTGGACACGAAAGTTACTTTTATGTGCGAACTTATTGTTTAAGAGAAGGAGAAAAAGAAAATGGCTATCAAATCAGCAGATCAGATTACAATCGTTGACGTTACAGATGCGTATTCCGTATTGCTTACATCGGAAGCATATACCTTTGTCGGGAACACTGCCGGCGTTGCGGCAGGTGCTACATGCGAGACCGAAGCAGTAGCCTATTGCGGTACCAACCAGTGCTCCGCCGTGAACGTGAATGCAGCCAACATTACCTGCCCGACCGGAATTACCGCCACGGTAACCAACTCCGGAACAGCGCGACCGAAAATCACATTCAAAACCACGGCCACCATATCCACTGCTTGCGAGGCGACAATTCCGGTTGTGGTAGACGGCATCACCGTCAATAAGAAATTCTCTTTCGCCGTGGCAAAGGCAGGCGTGCAGGGCGTGAAAGGTGACAAGGGCGAAAAGGGTGACCAGGGTCTCAAAGGTGAGCAGGGCATCCAAGGCGTGCAAGGTGAGAAAGGCGACAATGGAGCCGATGCCATTACACTGACAATTACATCCTCCAACGGTACCGTGTTCAAGAACAACAACGGCTCCACCGTTCTCACCGCTCACGTATTCGTCGGTGGGAAAGAACAGACCATTACCGATGCGGGCGTGTGCAGAAGCATCGGCACCGTCAAATGGTATAAAGGTTCTGCCACAACTGGAACAGCGGCTAAAAGCATCACTGTAACCGCCGGAGAGGTGACCAATTCCATGGCGTATACTTGCCAGCTGGAACAGTAGCGAAAGGAGAATATCATGGCAGTAAAAGGAAGTGCGACCGTCACGCTCTCACAGTACCGGGATACCGAAAGCGTGACACGGTATTACAAACTGCAATCATCTTCAATGGCGGCACCGGATAAGCCGGCCAACGTGAAACCGAACGAGACCCCGGCAGGCTGGTCAAAGTCAGAGCCGGCTTGCGACATCACAAAAACTCTGTACACGTGCGATGTCACCGTATTCAGTGACAAGACGACACACGTATCCGACGTCAGTAAATCCACATCCTACGAAGCCGCGAAGGAAGCGTGGAATAAGGCGAATAAT